CTTTCCATTGTCCTGCTGGGCCTGTTCGCTTCCTGTGCTGGCATCGGTGCGCGTGGTGATGGCATGGCCACCATTGCGGGCACCTACCGCAACATCATCGAGCCCGTGCTGATCATCGGCATCGGCGCCGAGCAGGACGCCGGCAACCTGACCGCGGCCGAGGCCGACGAGTACCGCGGCTACGTGGGCACCATCGGGCAGATGCTGGAAGGTGGCAACGTGGGCCAGGCTGGCCAGGCGCGTGCTGCCTGGGAGCTGCTGCGGCCGTTCGCCGAGCGCGGCATCGACGAGCGCGTGGCGCGTGGTGAGATCGGCCCCGGTGTCGGTGCATCGCTGAAGGAGGTGCTGCGGCTGTTCGGTGCTCGCCTGCTGCAGCTCGCCGAGGCGCCTGTTGCTGTTGCGCCTGCCGCCCCGCTTGGATCGGTCGAACTGATCCTGACGACGCAGCAGTCGACGGCTGTCGACCTGGGGATGGTGCGGTGATCGAATCCCTGGCCCGGCAGTTCGTAGCCACCGTGGGCGTCCAGGCTGCCGGCCTGGGCGTCGACCTGCTCGTGAGCGGTTCGGAGCTGGAGAGCTACGCCGCGCAGCGCATGGGCCACCTGAAGCGCATCACCGGGCAGCTCGGGTACGAGGAGGCCGTGGAGGCCGAGGCGCACAATGTGATGCTGTTCGCGCTGGGCCGGAGCATCGAGGCCGCCGACGCGCAGGATCGCTTCCTGGTCGGCATCGCGCACGGTCTGCTGGGCATGGCTGGGCGTGCACTGCTGGGCTGACATGAAAATGGGTCGTGGCTCCCATGCAAGCCACGACCCGGAGCAGACCCGCACCCGCTCAACTACAACCTACGCCGTTTACACATGCGCGACAAGGGCCTGTGCGGCGATCTAAGGGCCTGACGTGTGGGTGGGTGTCGGAAGGCGGATTGGTGGAGATGATCGAGCACGGCTTTCCTGTGCAGGATCTGGGCCTGGTTCCTGTTCCTGTGCCGCGAAGTGGCCGGTGGACGGGTCGAGGTGGTGGTGGGGTGACCCATGGTGCAGGTTTTCCTGTGCTGGGCTGCACTTCCTGATCGTCGCAAACCCTTACGGTACAGGGGCTTCCCAAGAAGTACAGGAAGTACTACTTTCTAGAAGAAGTACAGTACAAGTAGGGAATACCAGTGTACCATGCAACTCGAAACGACCCTGAGTTCCTGTACTTCCTGTGCCGAGCCCTTCCTGGGCCACCGCCGCGCCCTTGCATCGAGCGCGAGCTGGGCGTACAATCCTGACAGAATGGCATACTCCTCCCTGAAGTTCGACGACGAGCGTCGAGGCGCCTACCTGCTGGCCCTGGAGCGCAGCGGCGAGGTGACCGCGGCGAGCGCGGCCGTGGGCCTGAGCCGGCAAACGATCTACGCCACCATGAAGGCCGACCCCGAGTTCAAGGAAGCATGCGAGGCCGCGAAGGGCCGCCTGGTCGAGAAGGCCCTGGCCGTGGCGAAGATGCTGGCCATCGACGGCGTGGTGGACAAGACGTACGACAAGGACGGCAACCTGACCGGCGAGCGCGTGCGCTACTCCGAGCGGCTACTGCTGCGCCTGATCGAGCGGCACCTGCCGGAGTGGGGCGCCAAGCTGAACATCGAGAAGAAGGTCGAGCACACCGGCAGCGTCGACATCAGCCACATGACCACCGCCGACAAGGCGACCATGCGCGACCTGCTGCTGCGCAACCGGCTGACCGAGCCGAGCGAGAACTAGGGGCCGTGAGAATGGCTCCTGCGCGCTCTCAGGCCGTGACAGAACGGCAGTTTTCGCCTGACGGATCGGTGGCAAGGAGCCGACCGGCGACTGGCGAGACGACGCGCGCGCGTGGCTATACTACGTTCGATCGCGCCGCGGGCCGCCTGCCCCCATCCGCGCCGTTTACACGCCCTTTCCCCCTCTGAGACACCATGCGAGACCTGACCCCCGGCGACGCCCGCAAGCTGGAGAAGGCCCTGTGCGAGGACAACCTGCTGGACTTCATGCGGTTCGGCTGGCATGCCCTGGAGCCTGGCGTGGACTTCATGACCGGGCCGGCGATCGAGACCATGGCCCGGCACCTGGAGGCCGTGACGCGCGGCGACATCCGGCACCTGCTGATGAACGTCCCGCCTGGGTTCACCAAGTCGATGATGACGAACGTGTTCTGGCCGGCCTGGGAGTGGGCCCTGGGCGTCAAGCATCGGAGCTGCACGAAGACCGAGTGCAAGGTGGCCGGCGCCGAGCACTGCTACCGCGGCCTGGACAGCCACCGGATCATCAGCTGCTCGTACGAGAAGACCCTGGCGACGCGCGACCTGGTACGCTGTCGTGACCTGATCACCGGCGAGTGGTACCAAGCGCATTGGCCCATCGAGTTCAAGGAAGACGAGAACCAGAAGACGCGCTACGAGAACACCGCAACGGGCTGGCGACAAGCCGCATCGGTTGGCAGCGCCCTGACGGGTCACCGTGGCGACCGCGTCGTGATCGACGACCCCCACAGTGTCAAGACGGCCGAGAGCGAGGCCGAGCGCAACGAGTCCCTGCGATGGTTCGGCGAGACCGTGCCGACCCGCTTCAACAAGCAGGCCGAGAGCGCCATCGTGATCATCATGCAGCGCCTGCATGAGCAGGACATCAGCGGGCGCGTGATCCGCGAGATGGCCGAGGACTACACGCACCTGGTGCTCCCGATGGAGTTCGAGCCCGACAACTGCTGCTACACGGTCGTGCCTGTGCCAGGACGCAAGCCCGTGTGGATGCTGCGCGTCAAGGACGAAGCCGATCCCCTTCCCCGTTGGGTGAAGGCCAAGAAGGGCGACGCCGGCGCAGTGCACGTCTATCGCCAGGACTGGCGCACCGAGGACAGCGAGCTGCTGTGGCCCGAGCGATTCCCCGCCCACAGTGTGGAGAGCCTCAAGCGAGCGTTCCGCAGCGAGGGCGGCACCTACGCCGAAGCGGCCCAGCTGCAGCAGCGCCCTGTGCCGCGTGGTGGCGGCATGTTCCAGCGCGACGACTTCCAGTACGTGGACCGCGAGCCCGAGTGCATCAGCGTGGTGCGCGGATGGGATCTCGCAGCAAGCAAGAAGGGCGACTGGACCGTGGGCGTCAAGCTGGGCATGACCGCCGACAAGCAGGTGGTGTTCCTTGACCGCGTGCGCCTACGTGGCACGCCTGGCGAGGTGCGCGCGCTGATGCGTGCAACGGCCGAGCAGGACGGCCATCAGGTGGTACAGAGCATCCCGCAGGATCCAGGCCAAGCAGGCAAGGCGCAGGTGGCCCAGCTCGCAGCGGACCTGCACGGCTTCGACGTGCGGTTCTCCCTGGAGAGTGGGCAGAAGGAAGACCGCGCGCGACCCCTTGCAGCGCAATGCGAGGCCGGCAACGTGCTGATGGTGCGCAGCGAGTGGAACGACAACCTGCTGGCCGAGTACTGCCTGTTCCCCGGCGGACTGTTCGACGACCAGGTGGATGGCGGCAGCAGGGCCTACCACGAGCTGCTGAAGATGAACGTGCGCGACGACGTGTCCACATCCTTCGGCGTGCGGATCATCAGGTGAGCAAACGCAGCAAGCGCAAGCGACGCCGCCGCGCCCTGGAGATGCACCCCGCCGAGCGTGCGCGCCTGGACCGCGAGCGCAGGGCATGGCGGCAGCGCGTGGACGATGCGGCCAACAGACCACAGCAGCCAGCGGCCAAGGCCGAGAAGCACCTGAAGCGCGAGCGCACCCTGGGCCGCGTCAGCCCAGGCTTCGACTGGGACGAGGTGCTGGAGCGGTACGGCCATCAGTGTGCGTTCTGCAGCACCGAGGGCATCCTGACGGTGGACCACATCATCCCCATCAGCAGGGGCGGCGGGAACTGGGCCTGGAACATCCGCCCGCTGTGCGAGCTGTGCAACTTCACGAAGGGCAGCCAGCTGGACGCCGAGTTCGAGCTGGGGAGAAATCCGAGGAACCGATAGCCCCATGCCATTGAACAATCCGGCCCTTTTTTGTTAAGCAGCTCGACCTCGCCGGCGAAAGTGTGGTAGACTGAAGTGGGCTGCATCTGACATGCACGGAGGGTAACCACTCCCCGAGGGCGGCAGACGGCAACGTCCGGCGAGGTTCGATCCCTGCTGCAGCCAACTCTACACCGCGCGGCCCATGAGGGACACAGATCAGGGTGCGACTCCCTGACCGCGCACACCATCACACCGCGGCAGGCTGGACCGCCCAAGAGTCAGGGCGCTACCGGCCCAGCCCGCCGCACACCACTTACCAAGGAGACCGACCATGACAACTAACCCCGACCCCGTAGTAGCCGCGCTGCTGGCGGCTGCTGACCAGGCTATCGCTGAGGCACAGCCCAGCGGACCATTCTGGTTTGGTGGCGATACCATCCAGGGTCTCGCCACCGCCGCCCAGGCCGTCCGCGACCGCCCTGTTGCCGATGAGCGCGGGGCGCTGGAGGAGTTGCGGGAACGCATCCTTCATGCACGCCGAACTCTCTACGCCGCCGACAAGGACCGGACCGAACGCGATAACGGTCGGCTCTCTGGGTGGCACTGGGTCGACCTCAAGATCGGCGAGATCCTCAAGCGCGCCCCGAAGCCCGAGCCAGAGCCCGGAGCTATCTGGGGCGATGGTCAATTACCGGGCCAGCCGGGCGGCCCTGACGATGGCCTTGGTCCTAACCCGAAGCCCGAGCCAGAGCCCGGAGCTATCTGGGGCGATGGTCAATTACCGGGCCAGCCGGGCGGCCCTGACGATGGCCTTGGTCCTAACCCGAAGCCCGAGCCAGCGCAGGGTGACGCGGTGGCGGAGTTGCGGGCGGTGAAGCAAGCCATGCAATCCGAATGCGACAGGACTGTCGAATTGATGCTTGATGGCGCGCCCGGCAACCAACAGCACGCAGACTCTTGGCGCATGGGGATGCAGGCCGCGATGCAAGGTATCGACCGCCGCATCGCCGAACTGGAGGAGCTGGCACGACGATGATTTTCTGGGAAACCCAGCTCCCAAGCAACATCGTGTGATAGGATGCAACCATGAGCGACAACAGCGAGCTGATCTACCGCCTGCGCCGGGCGCAGATGGCCACCATCAACCGGACGAAGCTGGACCAGCTGCTGGAGGACGCAATCGACGCCCTGCTGGCCGACGAGCGCCAGCCCGGCGACCCCTTCCCCGACTGGGTGCGCGACATCCTGCGCAACAACGACGGCGACTGGGCGAAGCGCCTGAAGCGCGAGCAGGCGAAGGTCGAGACGCTGCGCGCCACCGAGCGCGACAACAGCCGGACCATCAGCGACCTGAAGGCGAACTACAAGCGGTCCAAGGAAGACCGCGAACGCGCGACCAACTTCCTGCACCATCGACTGGTCGGCGCAACGGAAGAGCTGCTGGCGCTGCGCGAGAAGCTGAAGGCCCTGAGCCAGCGCGACCGCCGCACATGCGGCGCCGACAACTTCGACCTGCAGGCCGAGAACAAGGCGCTGATCGAGGAGAACGAAAGCCTGATCCGCGAGAACGAAAAGCTGCGCGAGGAGCCCATGGGCGACATGCTGCGCAAGCAGATCGACAACCAGCGCAGCCAGCTGACCAGCCTGGGCGTGACGATCCAGAACCTGCGGAAGCGCATCCGCGAGCAGGCCATGGCCGAGCCCGAGCGCGACCGCCTGCGTCTGGAGCGCGACCGCCTGGAGATCGACCGCGAGTCGCTGCGCGAGGACATGCTAGCGACGGACATGGAGAACAAGGCCCTGCGCGAGGCCATGCACGACATCGCCACGACCGCTAACCGCGCGCAGCAGGATCCCAGCTGATGGAGAAGCACGACGTGGAGCTGTCCAACCAGCTGCGCTTCCTGCGCGAAGCATACGAGACCGAGAAGGCCCGGCTGCTCGACGAGCACATGCGCAAGCACTACGCCAACACCGGCCCGCTGTGGACTCAATGCAAGCGCGCCAGCATCGAGGTGGCGAGCTGGCCCGAATGGAAGCGCCGCCGCTGCTACTCGCAGGACTGAACCATGACCAACACCAAGCCCGACACCATCACCGACAGCACCGTGGGACAGTGGCCGCCGCAGGCCCACCTGATCCGGCCCGAGGATCGCCCCGCCAAGGAAGGCACCCGCGCGCTGTGCGGCGCCAAACTGATGGGCATCGACCTGGAGCACGCGAAGGACGTGTGCATGGAGTGCCGCAAGATCGCCGAGCAGGAGCTGAGCCAGTGACCGACCTTCCCGAGTTCATCTACCTGGACAGCACCGAGCCCGGCATGAGATGGGGCCGCGAGTTCTGGACCCTGCGCGCGGACCGCGCGAGCTACACGCGCATCGGGTACTGCGAGATCGACTACGCTCTGCTGATGAGTGTGCCGAAGCAGGCCATGGAGGAGCACAAGGGCGAGCTGCTCGGCCGACTGGTCGAGGACGTGCTGCGCGCATGCCCGCGACGCCTGGAGCCGGATCTGATGCGGGCCTACGTCCTGGGGGCAAAGCCCAAGGGCGTGTTCCTGGCACTGTGCGCGGAAATCTGAGATCGTCTTCCCCCGGTGGCACGGGGAGATGCAAGCCAGATCCGTTGCATAGCTCGACCTTGTGCGTGTAAACGTGGTAGACTGGTGCATGCCCACCAGCAAGACCATCCTGGCGAACAACACCGGCGCGGACCTGCGCATGTTCGAGTCGCACCTGATCGCAGTCGTGAAGGACGGCACCCCGCTCCCCGAGGAGCTGGCCGACCTGCTGGTGGTTACCATCATCGAGGCCGCCGACGGCCGCCGCGGAATCGTCACCTGGGCCTAACCATGAAACTCGCCTACATCAAGTCCGACCTGTTCTACGTCGTGAACGCCAGCCTGGAGATCCGAGGCCCCTTCCGCCGCACCACCCGCGACAGCGGCCTGGTCTACCTGGTCGATCCGACCAGCGGGCGCGAGGCCGTCTACTCGGAGCACCTGCAGGCGTTCGAGCACTGGTCCGAGGCCGCCGAGCACGTCGCCGTCGAGTTCGACGGGCAGGCCGAGCGGGCCGCAGCGAGCGCGCGCAACCTGCGCGTCCTGGCCAAGCTGCACGGCCCCCGACCGTAACGGTCACCGTTCCGACCGTTGAAACGGCAGCGAGGGGGGCGTATGCTTAGGGCATGGCCAAGAAGCACCACTCCAGCCGTCAGCCCCGCAAGGGCGGCATGTTCGCCAAGGCTGCCAAGCCGGCAGACGACGGCCGGCTGCCTATCGACCTGACCCTGCCCACCAACAGCAGCATGCAGGAGCTGGGCGTGGGCGGTTCCCAGGTGTGGGGCGGCTACGTCGTCGAGCACGAGAAGAACAGCGACCTGCTGGGCCGGACCAAGTACCGGACCTTTTCCGAGTACCTGGCGAACATCAACATCATCGCCGCCAGCGTGCGGATGTTCCTAGGCATGGTGTCCGGGGCATCCTGGAAGATGGAGGCAGCCGACGACGAGGACCAGGCATCGGTCGAGATGGCCGAGGAAGTCGAGGCCCTGCTGTTCGAGGAGATGGAGACCAACTGGCACCGGGTCGTGCGCCGGCTGGCCATGTACAAGTTCTACGGCTTCGCCATTTCGGAATGGACCGCGAAGAAGCTGGAGGACGGGCGCATCGGCATGAAGTCGATCCGAGCCCGCCCGCAGATCACCATCGAGCGGTGGTTCATCGCGCCGAACGGCGAGGTGCTCGGCGTGGCGCAGACCGACCCGCAGACGGGCCGCGAGTTCGCCATCCCGCGCGCGAAGATGGTCTACCTGGTGGACGACGCCATCGACGACAGCCCGATGGGCCTGGGCCTGTTCCGGCACATCGCCGAGAGCGCGGTGCGGCTTCGCCGCTACATGCAGCTGGAAGGCTACGGCTACGAGGCCGACATGCGCGGCATCCCAGTGGGCCGCGCGCCGCTCGCCGAGCTGGACAACCTGGTGAAGTCCAAGCAGATGAGCAAGGCGAAAGCGCAGGAGCTGCTGGACGGCATGTCCACCTTCCTGGCCGAGCACATCAAGAACCCGGCGCTGGGCCTGATGATCGACAGCACCCCCTACCGCAACACCGGCGAGCAGCGCAACGTGAGCCCGACCCCGCAGTGGGACGTGTCCCTGCTGGATGGCGGCACCTACGGCAGCGAGCACATCCACGAGGCCATCCTGCGCACGCAGCGCGAGATGGCGCGCGTGTTCGGCACCGAGTTCATGCTGCTGGGCGAGAACAGCAGCGGCAGCCGCAGCCTGTCCAACGACAAGACCAGCCTGTTCGGCATGATCGTGGACGACGCACTGTCCACGATTCGCGACCAGATGGAGGACGACGTGATCGCGCCCCTGTTCGACCTGAACGGGTGGGACATGGACCTGATGCCCAAGCTGAAGTTCGACACGCAGGTGTTCCGTGATCCGGCAGAGCTGACCGCGGCGCTGCGCGATCTGGCGCAAGGTGGCGTGCAGTTCGATCGCCAGGACGAGAGCGTGCAGGAGATCCTGGACCTGCTCGGCCTGAGCCGCTTCGCTCCGCTGGAGACCATCGACCCCGACCTGGTCCTATCCGCCAGCCAGGCG